TGTATTAGTATCTGTATTAGTATCTGACCATGGAACGTTAACTACCAAGTCATTGTCTGAATCGAACTGAACTGGATATGTTCTGCCAGAAGTACTTGATGCAGAATTAGCTGCAACTGTTTGAGCAGTATCACTAATTAAATTAACTTTTAAAGTATTACCATTTAATACTAAACCTGCACCTGCAGCTCTTTGTGTATTAGTGTTTGTATCTGTCCATGGAACATTAACAACTGCTTGTCCAGCTGAGTTTACTTGAACACCATAAGTTCTACTTGATGTTGTAGTAACAGCATTAGCAGCTACAGATTGAACAGTATTTGAGAATAATTCAATACCACCTCTTACTGTTGAAGTAGCTGCAGGTAATGAATAATTATTTGCATTTGCAGCAATACCATCAAGCTTATTTTTAAGAGTTGTGGTAAAGTTTTTCTGTGTTAATCCGCCATCACCTACTGAGTATGTTGTGTTCGTATCAGTAGCTGCAATCGAGAAAACACCAGCTGAAGTTTCTGTAATAGTTACATTACTTCCATTTACCAAATTAATATTACCAGTTCTATATGTACCAGTATTGTTTTGTCTTATTGATGTTACTGTGTTTGTATCGGTTGTAGAATATCTTCCATCTAAGTCTACAGTAACATCTGATAACCCACCATTTCTGCTTAATGTTAAAACACCATTACCATTATTAAATGCTGCACTTGTGACATAATAATTATCACTAGCTATAGTGCCCCAAGTCATTGTACCATCACCATCGGATAGTAAAGCTTGGCCGCTAGTACCATTTCCACTTACATTTAATTGTGCTGCACCAATAGAGTTAGATACTATATTAAATAATAGTTGGTCATCTGCTGTAAATCTTGGTTCAATCTGTGAAGTATCTACAAAGGATAATGTATCACCTGAAGTAATAGTATATGATGTTGGTGTACCTGCACCGTCAGCTGCTGTCCATGAACCATAATTATCTTTAGTTACCCAAGAGAATGTTCCATCACCATCAGATGCTAATACTTGGCCTGATGTTCCGTTTGAGCCAACTTTAAGTTCTGATGCTCCTACTACGTTTGCATCGATAGAAGCATTAAGTGTTACTCCAGATGTACCATTAAATGATACATTACCTGCTGTTATATCTCCAGTGATTGAGAAGTTTTGTGCGTTGGCTAAGCTTCCAGCTGTTCCTGAAGCATTACCTGTAACATTACCAGTAAATCCAACTGATGAATGTAATCTTTTATTGACTGTTAATCTTGTATTTGAATTATCCCAAGTTAATGTTGGTTTACTTGATGAAGCACCAAATGTTATTCCAGCTCCGTTTGTAGCAGCTAATGTACTTGCTCCAGAACCAACTGTAATATTTAAATCTTCTACATCGAGTGTTGCTGTATTTAAAGTTGTTGTGTCGCCTTGTACAATTAAATCACCAGTAACTGTTAAGTCATTTCCAATTGTGACATCGTTTGGTAATCCTACTGTTACTGTACCAGCATTTTCTGCAACAGTTACTTCATCAGTAGTACCTTGAATGGTTAATGTTCCGCCTAATGCAACTGGAGATGTATTTGAGCCATCACTAATTGTAATAGATGAATTTGATAGTTTGTTATTCGCTATTGAACCAGCTAACATACTATTTTCTACAGCACCAGCTTGAATTGTTGTAGCTAATGTGCCATTTGCTAAATCTGTAATTGTTACATTACCACCAATATCTCCGGATAATGTAATTGTGAAATCATCAACGTTAAAATCAAAGTTATTATTAGTATCATCAAAGGTTACATTAATACCACTTTCAGCATTACTTGCAATTAAGCTTCTAGCATTTTCAAATGTTACTAGAGAACTTGTTTCAGCAGTTGTACCATCAGCAGCTAATCCTTTTACCTGCCATGCTTTTCTTGGGTCCACTGAAACCTGTGAATGGTTCCAGAATAATTGTGGAGCAACACTATATCCAGAATGAACAGTTTGATTTTTAATTTGTAAACCTTGTGATGTGCCTCCGCCATCTGTCTCTAGGAAATCAACTCCGAATGTAGATATACCTGAAGACGAACCAGCAATTGTGAGTGTACCATTAACAGTTAATGTAGCACCACTATCAATTGTTAGTGAGCCACCACTTGGAATACTCTTATTACCTGCAATATTTTGGTCGCCTGTTGTTCTTATTACTGTTGAATCGATATCAAAGTCTATTGTTCCATCGCTATCTTGGTAAGTTACAACTATACCATCTTCAGTATTTCCTGCAACCATAGCTCCAATTATATCTTGTATTCTTTCAGCTTTTAATGTAACATCACCGCCTGATACTGTAAAGTCTGTGCCATCAAATGTTGCTACACCAAGATTAGTTTCTGATGCTAATTCAGCTGATAGTGTAAGAGCATTAGATGCAATGGCACCATTTAATCCTTCACCGATTGTAACTGATAATGTTTCGCCTAATGAAACTGCATCAGATGAATTACTGCCGTCATTATCTACGGAAAATGTAATAGATGAATTTGATAATTTATTATTTGCAATTGAGCCAGCTAATTTAGCATTAGTGATACTACCTGCTAACATTGCATTGGTGATTCCACCAGCTTTTACTCTGAGTGTGTCTGAATTAATTTCAATAGAAGAGTCATCTACATTTACTGCAAAACTTCTATCACTAGCTAATGTTCCACCGCCTGATAAACCAGCACCTGCTGTTAATGTTAAAGCATTTAAAGCATCTAATTCGTTATTTAGATTTACTAATGTTCCAGAGATTGTGCTTGCACCGAATGTAATAGTTCCATTCGCATAGGCTTCATCATCGCCAATTTCAGCTTCTATTAATCCAATAGCTGATGTGACTGAACCTGCACCGTTTGTAATATCTCCAGTAAATACTGCTGAGCCAATTTCTGTTTGTAATTCATTAATAGCTAATCTTACTGTTTGAGCTGATGTTGTAAGTGAACCGACATCTAATGTACCACCAATTACTGTGTTACCAGTAGCTGATGCAACTGTGAATTTATTAGTATTAATATCAAAGTCACCATCAATTCCAGCAGCTCCTGTAACTCCTAATGAAGCTAGAGTTGTAGCACCAGCACCTAATGTACCAGCAACTACAGTATTACCAGAAGCGGAAGCAACTGTAAATTTATTTGTATTAACATCGAAGTCTCCTCCGACGCTACCTGTTCCAGTTACGTCTAGGTTACCGCCGACTGCTCCATCATTTGTTACTGATAAACTATGTAATGTAGCTAAAGCTCCAACACTTAATGTTGAATCAATAACTCCTGTACCATCTACATTTAAATTATTATCTACATCTAAGTCATTTTCTATTGTGACATTATTATTAAATGTAGCATTTGTGTTATTAGCTGTAAGAACAACTTGGTTTGAACCTGATGCAATTACTAATTGTCCAGAACTATTTGTTAATCTACCAAATTCAGTTCCGTCATCTTTTAAAACTATATCTGCACCATCAGCATCCAGTGTAATATCACCAGATGAATTAAGAGTTAAGTCTGATGAGTTAATAGCAAAGTTATTTGAACCTGCACTAATTTCTTTTGCTGATGCATCGAATACAGCTTCAATTTCGTTTAATGCTCCAACGATTGTACCAGCATTTGGTGTTAAATCATCAACGTCTCCAATATCTCCTTGAATTTCTAAGATACCAGCTGATGCATCAGTGGCTGAATAACCAGTCGCATCATTAATAGTTGTGACATCGCCGAGTTCTGTTCTTAATTCTCTTGCCGCGGCTGATAGATTGGTAGCACTCAATCCTGTGAGTGACATATTACCAATATCGCTTTCGTGTTCGTTAATTGCTAATGTTAAATCACCAGCAGATGTAGTTAGATTTTCTACAGTACCTATATCATCTTGTAATTCATTGATTGCTGATAAGGCTGTAGTTGTAATAACATTTACTGCATGTCCACTTGTTGATTCGTTATTGAATTCAATCATGTGTGCGACTGAATCGTCTTTAACTGATATAGAAGATAAGTCAGCATTTGCTACTGAAGCTGTAGCTAAATCATATCCTAAAATTCTTAAATCAGAACTAGCACTAAATGTTCCTACTGAAGTTTTTACTAGAATATTACTTGTATTTGCATGTAATACTACTCCGTACCAAGAAGCATTTGCTTCTACAGTTGCTTGAGTTGTTCTATTAGCACTGTCTTGGTAAACGAGTGTACCTTCAGTTAGTTCATCTACTGAAGGAGTATTAGCTAAAGTAATATCAGCTTTTAGTGGAGCAATATGGAATTCGCCTTCAGCTAAACCATGTGGAACTACTCCGCCATTTCTTGTAACTCTTAATTTTCCTACTTTAAAACTTTCTGAAATAATTCTTTCTACATTGCCTGCAGCAATTGTATCTGAACCAACTGTGATTCCTTCAGCGGTATTAAAGTCGCCACTTGAATTTTTTACTAAGATTTTAGTTTTACTATCGTTAGTAACTACTGATTCAATTGTAGCAGTATATCCACCGCTCTGTGTTACGGTTGCATTATTTACAAAGGAAGTTGGAATAGAAGTACCATGAGCTAATATAATATAACCACCAGTATTATCTAGTGTTTGGTCTGGTAATATTTGAATTTCTAAATTGTTACCAGAGAAACGAACTTGGTTAGCAGAGGCAGTATATTCAAAGACTCTATCGCCAAGTCTTGCATCATCTAAAAGACTATCATCTCCTAAGTCAAAAGATACTTCATTGGTCTTTTGTCTCCAATCTTCGAATGAATTACTCTTTAATACTTTATGTTCGTTACTTGCCATTATTTACCACCTAATTTTTTTAACAGTGCTTTAATTTCTTTCATATCAGCTTTTAATTGGTCGATGTCAGCTCTCTGTGCTGCATCAATTTCTTCCTGACTTTGTTTTCTTTGTATCTGCTCTAACCGTCTTTCGTAAGCAGTCTCATTAGTATTTATAATCGCATTAGTTGATAAATCTCTAACTAAGGTAGTATCTTCTTCAACTATTGCTACTTTCTTTTTTCTCGGCATAATATTTCCTATGTTGCTGCAACGACCCTAAAGTCTTTTACTGTTGGAACTGCAGCAGAGTTACTAGCTCTTAATACAATCTTAAACATCATTGAACCAAAATTATCTCCTGGTGTGACATTATATTCTACTTCACTATATTGTCTAGCGTTATTAATTTCTATTGGGTCGTCTGGTGTAGCTTCTACCCAATTAATTTCATTCATTTGGTCATCCGAACCAGCACCTAATACTTTATAATAAACATCTATGTTTGTACCAGTTGGTCTATTTACATTTAATAGAACTCTGAGAACTGTAGCCTCATCATTTAATTCTACTTCTTTTGTAATATATTTAGAAATTTCTGAACCACCTGTTGGTGAAGTTTCAGCAGAATATGCTCTGCCATCACTATTTGCTTCATCGTAAGATGATTGATTTTCTTCAGCATTATTTACAATATTTTGAATACCAATAACTGAGCATCTGTTCATATCAATTACTGGAGATATATTTTCTAAATTTGTTGACATAACAGCTCTGATATGGAATGATTTATTTCCAATAGTAGCATCGTTATCTCCAAACACTGCTTCATTTAATTCATTATAAATTACTTGTGGTGATTCAAAGTTTAAGTTAGTATTCGCTAAGATTCTTACTTCATCTTGTAATGCACCACCGCCTGCTGTATCATCAACACCTTGTGAGTTATATGTTCTCATATAGAGCTTTAATTCAGTATCAGGTAATTGAATTGTTTGCATAATTAAATTAGCTACGTCCATGTGAATATTATCAAATACCCTAGATGTATTACCACCGCCTGAACCAGTAGATGTTACAGTAGCACTTGGTATTACAATTGTATATGAATCATGTTCTACTTCTGAAACAACATGACCAGCAGATGCTTCTAGCTGAGATGTTGTAATTCCATTTACTGCTGTTGTATCTTTAAATCTTACTTTACTACCAGAAGTATGTAATCCGTGGTTAGGATGTGTTACTCTAACATATGCATTTCCGTTAGATACTGTGTTAATAGTTCTGAATGGTTGGTTAGGTAATAACTTACTTGGTAATGCTCTATTGACTAAGTTAATTTCTGAATCTGCATTTGTTCTAAATGATGCTCTATTCAATGTAAACTTAAGGTCACTGTTTTGTTCTGGTGTCCATGTTGAAGCATTTTGTGATGTGAATAATACTCCATTGTATGGTTGTTTTGAAACTCTTTCGTTAGCATTCTGTAAATCGAATCCACCCATTGTAGATATAAAGGCATTGTAATTATTTGTTTGTGCCATTACTACAATTGCAAACTCACCATCTTGTGGTAAATATATAGGATGGTCGAATGTAAACCTTGTACCATATCTTGCTGTATCATCTATTGCAACACCTGACGTTGCAACATCTCCACCAGCAGTTGGTGTTGAAGTACCTGAACCAGCATATACTAATGATTCTGTTGGATATTTAACTACCTCAGCTCCTGGTACAACCTTTTGTGTTGGTATACCATTCTCTACAGACCTAATAGAAACTTCTACTGGAATGTTAGCATCCTTTGTTTTAAAATATAAATCAACTGAGGTTAAATATATTCCGCCTTTTTCATCTACCAATATAGTTTGAGCTAATGGGTCTGACCATCTGATAGGTTGGAAATTTTGTGTTTGTGTTATTGTTCTATTATCTTGTACTTCTGTTGTTACCAATCTTGGTACCTTAGTTGAAATAATAGTTTTCTGTTGAACTTCTAGTAATCCTTGAGCATGGAATTGAGCTTCAGCAAATGTACCTTCATTATCTTTATTATTATTTGGGTCATCTGTTAATCTAAATTCTCTAGTACCAGTTTTAAATTTAAGAGCATCGTTTCTTGGAATTAAGAATGAACCAATAACTCTACCAGCTGCATCAGTTTCTAAAGCTCCAGCTCCGTCTGGGTGAGCAGTTGAACCTTCATAAGTTCTTACTGCATCTGTTCCATCAGCAATATCAGAATATTCTATGAATGAACTTTCTTCTTTAACATAATCTGATACATCCACTCCATTAAAGAATGCATATACTTTAGTATTAGGCTTCATTAATTGAGCATCAAATGATATTTTTCTTGACCTCATAAATGGAATGAAATTAACTTCAACTACTGAGTTACCAACTTCTCTGGTTACTGTATCAGCTGTTACTGAAGTATTTAATCCACTTCTTGTTTGTGACGATGTTGTGGTTACAGTTCTACCAATACCTATACCGCCTCGGCCAATACCAAAACCTCGTTGCCACCAATTATCTTGTGCAGCCCATCTATCAATAGATGTACCTGTCCAGTTTGTTTCCCACTCATTCCAAACTGTTCCTAGTATATTTGTTTCTTCAGCTAATTTTACAAATTGGTCATAAGCTTGTGAATCATCGATTACAATATCTGGTCTTACATCAACTTCTTTCCATTCGTCTGACTCTGGTGATAAATTAATTATGCCTCCCCAAGTAAATACATCGTATGGGTTAACATTAATATGATTTGTTGCGTATGGTTGTGAAGCAAATTCTACATCACTTACTTTATCCATGGTTACTATTGAACCATTCTTATCACACTTATTTGTTTGTGAATTATTTTCACCAGTAACTCTGACTAGAGGAACATTTTTAGTAGAACACTTAGGTCTTAATACGCCATTAGTTTTATCTACTGCAACATTATAATCTGGATTTTCAACATCACCTACATTGTGTCCATAGAATCCGTCTACTAAAATACCATTCTTAAATCTTTCATCGTTACCATCGAAAATTTGAGTATCATTTGCACTCTTTTCTAATAATGATAATGATGTATAATATTCTAAGTTCTTAACTCTTCTATCAATAGAGCCTATATCTCTCATTGTATATCGTTTATTGTCAGCTAACTTAGTACTAATTTTTGAAACGTCAAACACGTAAGGAGGTAAGAACATATTAGCAATGATGATTGCATTTTCTGGGTCTTCTGGTAATTTAGGATTTTCAGAAGCAACACCTTGTATAACTTCAAAGTCGCCATTAATTGTTTGTATTATTTTATCTGCTCTTGGTAAGTAATAATGTAAGTCAGCTGTAACAGATGAATCTACTTTTGGCGGTAAGCCAAGTTGAGACCCAGTACTTGTAAAGTCAGCTCCTGCATCATCTTTTCTTGGTCTGAAATCAATACAGTCTCTTAATTCTACTTCACCGAATCTTACACTGTTAAATGTTCCAATGCCTTCGTATTCTGATGTTGATGTACCATAAGATAATACTGAGAAATAATCACCAGCACCATGTGAATAATAATCAAATGTTACTACCATGTTACCAGTTGCAACTGGTGCTGAACCAGCTTTCTTTCTTATTTTTGATATGCCGTAAAAACTTTCTGTTTGTCCAGTATCTAATACAAATCTATCAGTTACATTAGTACCATTTACATCAACGATTGAATCAATATTAAAGACATCAGCTTTTGATAATGAGTATGAAGCTGCATCTCCGTCTGTAACATTAATAGTTACTGTCTGATTGTTTTGTGCTGTTTTATTTTTTTGAACAGCTGTCTTTTGAACTGTTGCTATGACGTGACAAACTGTGCCATTACTAATTCCTAATCCATCAGCATCAATAACTAATGATGAACTACTTGTTGAGTCAAAAGTAACATTTGTTCCAGAAATAATAGCACTATTTCCTGGTGCAATTAATACATCAGTAGATGAATTAACAAAATCCTCTCCTGTACCTGCACTAATAGTTAACTGTCCACTAGAAACTGTTACGTCTTCGAATCTTTTTCTAACTTGGTAGGTAACGTCAACTGTTGTACCACCGTCCTGGTAAGTATCTTTAATAGCATCGTATGGAAGTTTCCAGATGCCACCTTGTTTACCAGCTTTAAATCTTCGACCTGTGGTTGCTAATGTTCCAACAAAATCATTTACTCCAGCAGATGGGTCTGTAAATATTACATTAGTAACATCACTAAAGTTATTTGAACCCATAGAAATATCAAAGAGATATAATCCTATATAAGAAGCATTGTGCACAACATCTCTTACTCTTGCTGTTCCGATATTTGCATTAGAACTATTTCTTAAATTGATAACTGAGAAATCATCAATTGGAGGTAACCCTTTTACTGTACTAGATGTTAGCTTAATAAAGTTACCATTTGTTAATTGTGTTACTGTAGCATTTTCATAACCAACATCTGTAGTACCATCTCTTGGTTTATCAACATTAACAAATGTTGTAGTTAAATTTTCGTTTCTAAATCCTTGTACATAAGATACATTAGGTTCAACACCTACTTGGAATTTATCAGCATCGCTATCGTGTTCTTTAATATCTAACTGATATGGATTTAAAGCATAGTTACCACTTTCTTCAAATGTTCTTCTAGCTAATCTTTTTGAAAGTTCAGCACCAGTATCAGCTTGGTCTGTTTTATCGACTCTAATAATTCCATTCTTTACACTTAATAAAATAATGAAGTTATCGATTGTTCTATTTGCTTTATCTAATGCATCCTTAGATAATACTGCTGAAATTTTATATCTGTTAGCGCCAGGTGCAGAAGCGTTGGTTGTCCCTGCAGCATTATCAGATAGTGATACATCATCTGATGAACTAATAACTTCTTCTGTTACAGTTAAACCTACTAGATATGATGGAGTGTTTGAATACTTATCTAATATTACATCACTATTTCCAACATAAACGTATGAACCTGAAATAAAATATACACCTTCAGATATGCTAGCAATTGAACCTTTACCGATGGCATTTGTTGCTACGCCATCAACGGTAGCTCCCGTTGCTAATACTTTACCATATCTTACTGTGGATGCATTTGATTGGAATTCTTCTTCTACTGAGAATTTTTCTACAGTCTTATTAGAACCACCTTTTGAATTATATTTAATATATAAAGTAATCGGTGCACCACTTGTAGCATCAGCAGCTTCAGCTCTTAAGACTTCCGCTTTTACTTGGTTACCAGTTTGACTTGAACCTGTAATGATTGTACCTACAAATTCTGATAAGTAAGCTGACGTTGTAAGAGTTGCAGAACCTAGGACTGATTGAGTAAATCCATCTTCGATTTGAATATAATCAAACTCAGTATTTAAAGTAACTTGTCCTTTAACTACTCTTGAGCCATCTTTAAATGCATACTGACCAGCTCTATCAATCTGAGCCTGAATAGCTGTTTGCATTTGTGTAAGCTCTCTAGCCTGAACAGCAAAACCTGGTCTATAAAGGATTCTATAAAATCCTTTGTCTTCATTAAAATCATCATAATATGGTGCCTGTGGATAAGTTTTTACTTTTGTTGTACTCATTTAAAATCCTATGTTATAATACTACGAATTCTTAGAATTCAATAATACATTTAATATCTTCAATCTGCGTTAATGCTCTACTGATTGGGTCTCTATTTTCTAGGAAGACCATCTGTCCTGAGCCTCTTACGAAAGTATCATCGTATCTTACGTGTGGGTCAGTTCCTGTTTCTGTCCCACCAGCATCATCAAGGGTTGTTGAACCTCCTGATGGTAAAGTACCTGATACTGTATCGTTTGCCTGGAATGGTATATATCCAGTCTTAGAGTTTTGATAATAATATAATTTATCATCGGTGTCAATTTCTACTAGGTATCCTTTAGCTCCACTATTATTTCCAACAATTAATTGGTCAACAACAAAGTTTGAAGTTGTTTGGCCACTTGCAATTTCTAAATGTTTCATTGTTTTAATTGTTGTAGCAGTAGCTACTGTAGTTCCACTTGAGTATGGATTCTTTAGAATTGTGATTTGTCTAAAGTCATTTCCTACTGTAAAGTCTGAACCATCATTACCATCTAACTGAACGTTAAGTGATACATAGAAAGCTCCTAATTCTTTGACCGGGTCTGTTCCGTGTCCGCTTTGTGGAGCAATAACTGCTCTTGCTGTAGCACCTGCACCTGCAGTTCCGCCTGATGCATTATCATGTGTAATTGTAATATCGGCTACAGTATAATCTGTCCCTTTAGCGTTTAGTGCGATTGCTGTAATAGCTCCGCCCGTAACTGTAACACCAGCATCAACAACATCTGCACCTGTACCATCTCCAGAGATAGTAACTGTAAATACATCTGATGCATCGTAATTACTTCCACCTGCAGTAACTTCAATTCTCTCAATTCCGGCAGCAGTGGAAGAGTTTCTTGAAGAAATCTGTGATTGTTGTTGTGGATAGTTTACATCAGTAGTTGCTAAACTTGCATCTTCATCTACTGTTTTAACTGGCATGAATGAATTTGTTAAGAACTTCTCAGAGTCAGATGTAATAATTGTGTACATATATTTCCATACATAACCATCACCACCATCATTTGGGTCAACAGTTGTATGAGTTGGTTGTACACTTGTTGTACTTGGACCAACCTCTAATAGCTTATATACTTTAAACTCTGATGTTAAGCAGTAAAACTTTTTATCGTAAATATCTGCATCGTCTGAATCCCATGCTACAAAATCTGCGGCTCCATCAGCGTAGTTGTATCTTGGTACAACGTGTGAAATATCTGAATCACTGACGAGCTTCATCGCAATCATTTGTTGCCATGCTTCTCCTAAATCGTCTTGGTGGTCGCCTGGTGTAAATGGAATTGTATCAGTTAAATCAGATGTGTTCGTTGACCATACATCAGATTTACCAATCCCTAAGTAAACACTGTTACTTGCTGAGGCGACATCTTCTTTAAAATTCTCTGCATTGAGAACTCTAAATGGTGTTGTTACTATTGCTGCCATAATTTTTTCCTATTCTATGTTTATAAAACTGCTAGTGTTATATCTATTTATACTACTTGCGTAGGTGTTTTCAATAATTTGGTCACCAAATAAATCAATTCTTTGATTGGTATCAAATTTTCTAGTAGAGTTATAAAAACTGTTTCCTTTTAAATTAAAATAATTATTTACAGAGTTAAGATAATTCAATAAGATAATCAGAATCATATTCGTATCTTTTGCTCTCTTTTCAGTTACGCCGGAAGAACCTAAAGTAATTCTAGGGTCGACGGTATAACCATAACCTCTGTTACTAATATTTATGCTAGATATTTCTGAAGGATTTAGTAAAGCTTCAGCTTCTGCTCCACTACCGCCTCCTCCAATAAATGATATAGTAGGAGCTGTTGTATAACCTGAACCAGGATTATATACGACCACTCCATCTATTTTTCCTTCGTTATTAATAGTTGCATAAGCCTGTGCTGTTACTCCGCTTGTAGGAGGAGTAATAGTAACGGAAGGATTTGATGTATAGCCTGAGCCTCTATCTGTTAACCTTATATGTTCGACAGAGGTTGCTTCTAAAACAAAGTTAGCTACAGCCTGTACATTACTCGATAAAGCTACACCGTCTGCATCAACCGCATCGGGTGCTGCAATATTAATCTTGGGAGCTTTACGATATGTTTTATTTGCTAAGCCTGGGAAGAATATATCATCAATTGTTGTTTGTGTTAATGTAGGATGTGATGCTACATTAATAGCTACATTTGTATATCCCGAACCTGCATCATCTATTGTCACAGTTTCAATTCTACCAAAGCTATCAATAGTACAACTTGCTTCACCATCACTACCATCACCAGTAATTGTAAGAGCAGGTGCAGAGGTATAACCATATCCTGGTTGTACAATTTCAATATTATTAATTGAACCACTACTTAATGCTACTGACATCTGACCATTTCTAAAAATCTTTGCAGATAGCGTAGGGGTGAATGTAGAAACAAAGCTTTCCACAAGTCTCATAATATCTTCTAATCCAATTACACCGAACTGTATACCAGGCATAGATGATAAGGTGCTTCTATTATTTCTGCCGTATGCTTTAACTGTTTGTGAGACCTCACCAGTTTCAACATTTAATTGTGCACCGACTCTCGCTTCTTCTAACGCGTCGGTTGTTGGATTACCAAAGTTACCAACACTATCATAGGCTTGAGCACCTTGCCTAAATGTTGTAGTATTATTTGGTAATGTCACTGAACCAGTATATGTGAAAGATGTTTGTCGAGTGTTATCACCTAATGAGCTTCTTAATAAATTGAGGAAGAGAAGAATCTCTCCGAAGAATATAAACCCTGCAGGGTGTACTAATTTATTAAATACATTAGACCATGTCTCTACATTATTCCCTGTTTTAATTAAGTAAGAATATTTTTGATATCTATTACTATCATGTATTCTAATATCTTTTTCTGATATAAATCCAGTTGTGGTTGAGAACTGATTCACACCAGCATTCCATGTACCTGCTGATGGTATTAAAGTATTATCCCATGGATACTCTACTTCAACATCATCATTAAATAATAATCTAAAAAAGATTTCAATGGAGTTATCGCTACCACGAATCTTATAAAAATCAACAATCTGCTTATACAGATTTCTCTTATTAACTGTCAAGTCTTTTGGTATCGATGCCGCGATTTCTTTTTGCATCTGTGCCAAATAGTTATCATCATTTTTATCGATGTCCATTGCTTCTTCGATGGCATTTAGAATATACGATGGACCTGGCCCTACCCAGTTTCTGATAGAGGCTTTTAAGCTACAACTCTGTGAGTCATATTGATTATCCTTATCACCATTATTATCTAAGAAATTAATGGTATAAGTTTTTCCTAAATTAGTTTCTGAATTAGCTAATGAACCAGGTAAGTCATTTCCGTTTGAAATAACAATATTAGTATTAGCTGTTGTTAAGTCTATTGTGGTTGTGCCAATTTTTAGTACTGATAAAGAACCTGTTGTATCGTGAAAGAATTGATTGTTATCTCCCTCTGGGTCCTTAATTCTAAATACGGCTTTCCCATCTAATATTATATCTGTAAAATCTTCAGTATCGGTATAGATAAATTCGTCCATGTTCATGAACTCATAATATCTTTTTAATAAGTTTTCAATACCACCAGAAGTACCAAGTGAGTCTAAAATCTCAGATGGTATTAATTGCTTGATATTTAAATCTTCTTTAGTCTTCCTTTTGGTTGACCCGATGGACTCAATATATCCTGGTGATGATTTTTCACTCATATTATCTTAACCTTGAATTTGTTCTGTATGCTATTGAACCAGAAGAACCTGCTGTAGTAATAGTATCAACTTCAGCTGTTACATTTACTTTTGATGAATCAATATTTAGTAACTGATTTCTTGTTGGTGCAATATCTAAACTGTTTGGTGTAACTGTAATTCTAATTGTTGTATCTGCATCGAGTGAGAAACTATGTAATGTAATCTTACCTTTTGATACTTCTACTTCTCCAGCATCTTTAATAACTGTAATGTTTTTATTATCTACAATTTTATATACAATAACTCTTCTGTTACTGCTTCCTGCAATTGGTGTATCTCCAAAGAAATGTGGAATACCATTTATATTAAATGAAGTCGATGTTAATACAAAATCTGTTGAGCTACCTGACTCAAAGAATGGGTCAGCAAAGCTTAATGTAAAGTTATTTTCATTTACATTTATTTTACCAGCAATCTCTTGATACATATATGGACGCACTGTGCTATTTAAAATAGCTGGGTCGGCTCTATCAATGAGATTTAATAATTGTGAATGTCTAAACACACCATCAAATTTATTTAAGTTATTGAAATTATAATCTGCAATAACATCTTTAATTAATGATTCTAAATCTACTGATGTTCTGTCTGTTAGGTTTGGATTATATTTAAAGAAGACATCTAACTCTAGATTAGTCTCTTCAGGGTCGACCAACTCTGGGGTAATACTTACAATATTCTTTCCTTTGAGAATATTATTTTTAATATCTAACTTTTCTGATTCAGTTAATACAGCAGATGTTAATGGCTTAACAGAAACATATACCTTACCAAAATCTACAGGGTCATTATCTTCTCCACCCCATGTGGATATGCTAGAGATATTAGAAAAGTTCTTTAATATAATTGCTCTATAATCTTGAGCTGTTACCGCTCTGTTCTGTGTAGTAAATGTTAATGGTGCGTTGAATCTTATTGATTCAGCTGTTTCCTTTTCTGTACCACCAGAAGCTTCTGAAACTGTTGTAACACTGTTTACAGCAAATCCGCCAACAGTATCATTCAGTGTAAAAACACTTGCTCCATTTGAATCTGGGCCATTGGTAAACACATAGTCAAGAGTGACAATATTATTATTAACAGGCTTTCTTCCAATAACTCCATCACCAAAGAAGACCTCAAAATATTCAGATGGATTCTCTTGTAGGTAATAAACTTGTGTAGTAGAATCAACATTTAATAATGATTCAAACTTATTATAAACATCGTACCCTAATGAATCTTCGTTCTGTTGTACACGAACTCTTAATGTAGATGTATCGCCATCCTGGTCACCTAGTTGAAATTTCTGATTCTCTATATCATTATCAACTCTGTATAGAATAGTTTTATATGTGCCTTCTACTATTTCGACATTATTAAAGGTAAACTTATTATTAACATTGTCTACAGTATAATTATTTAGTACAACAAAATCAAACGACTCACCACCAACATTTGTTTTGAGTTTAGTTCCTCTTGGTAAAACAAGAGATGTATTTTCAGCTTGTGTATTTGAATCTTCACCTGTGATATCAATTACAATATTAACTGTTGCTCTTGGTGATAGAACTGAACGAGGAGTATAACCTAATAGCTTAGCTCTTGTTACTACATTACCACGAATCTGAGCTGAATCTAGGAAAGCCTCATTTAAACTATAGTGTGCGTTGACAGCATTATAATGAGTATTATATGCCAGGACATCTAATAAAACTGATAATCCACTTCCATCAAAATCATAATCATTATATTCTGATTGTGACTTGAGAAAGTTTTTTAGATTATCCTTTATTTGGTCGAAATCTAATTCTGTTACATTTAAATTATTAGCCATGTTATTACCTTAATCTTCTTAGTACAATCTCAACATCGTCTTGTCTGTCGGATTCTTTTATTAAAAACTTTATTGTTATACGATATGCATTTGAGTCTGGCATATCAATTATGTTCTGAGATAATAGACGAACTCTTGGTTCATGCTTTACAATACTCTCAATGTTATCCTTTATTGCCAATTTAGTCACGCCGTCAGCTGGTTCAAATAATAACCCACGAAGGTTTGCACCTAGGTTAGGCTGAAAGGGACGTTCAAAGGCGTTAGTTAATATCAGATTTTTTAACGCATTTTTTATTGCAGCATCATCTCTTAATGGAATAATATCTTTCTTAATCGGATGTTTAGTTAAACGAAGGTCGAGGTCGCTAAACCCTTTCCTACGAGAATCAATTTGACTTCGTTTTTTATTTCCTGTAACGCTGTAATCTGATATTGCCATATATGTATTTATAATCCTTTATGTTGCCAATTTAGCTTTACCTCTAGCGACTGCATCGGTTGCAGCCTGAGTATAGTTAGTTTCTTCAGGAAAGTAAATGGTAGGATATTTCTCTCTTAAAAAGTCAAATTTTGTTTTCACTAGACTATTAAATGATTTAAAGTCATAACCTGCTTTCTTAGCTTTCTTATTTTGTGTTTGTAAATCACGATATTCTTGTAACTTGCCTTCGCCTCTAATCTCATCATAAGTTGAACCACCTTCAATATAGATACTGTTCGTCATCTCTACGGTTGTTAAGAAATATATTTCATCAGAGGCTTTTGTTGCTCCACCAAAGAAGCCACCAAAATCTTTTGTTATCTCTCTTAATGCTTCGCCCTTTGCTAAACTATATGCATCCTCTATCGTATACTTATTATATTCATAAGCATCTTTACTTACTGGTTCGACCGGAGCGGTATTCTCTTCTTTCTTTGGCTCAGGTGGAACAACTTCTGCTGGTTTACTTTCCTTAGGTTCTTCCTTTACTGTACCATCAGGTTTAATTTCGACATTAGGTACCTCATCACAGATAGCGGATATATTTACGCTGGGAGGAAAGGAGTCTAATCCAAGCTTGGATAGCAAGCCCCCTAAATCAGGTACGGCCGCACCATAGGAATTTTTTATTGTGCTAATCTTATTTAATAACTCTAAGGGATTATTAATATTTGCCAGCGCAATTAAATCCTTAGGCAGGGAAGGAATTTCTGGTAACTCTGGTTTAAAGGAATTGAGTTCAGCAGTCAGCTCGGAAAGTTTACTACTAGCAGAGGAGAGAGCATCTTTACCTCCTTCGAGTAACGAATCTAATTCTGCAGTTTTACTTTTAATATTGTCTAAGTTTGCGTTATTGCCACATGGTAAACTCATTATGCGCTCCCTGTTACACCATCAGGAGCATTGGTA